AGCTTTTCACCTGCGCCCGCTGCCGCATTCAGGAATGATTTATATTTTGTGGCCGCTTCGCTGCCGCTCATGGTGGCTTGGAGTTGGCCCAGAATGCTGAGCTGTTCAGCAAAAGGAACGTTTGAGGATGTGGCCGCCGCACCAAGGGCAGAAATAGCCCCTTGCATCTGGCTGCCGTCCGTTTTGAACTGCTGCACACTCGCGGCAATACCATCACTGAAATAAGTACCAAAAGCGGCATCTTTCTCCGCTTGGCTCATCTTCTCCCAGCCATCAATGGTTTTGGCCCCGAACGCCTGAAACTGCTTGTTATAGATGCCGTAACCCGTAGCAAACAGCCCGGTCATTTCGCCCACCGTGGACTTGGTGGCCGTGGCGGTCAGTGCGGCAATTTTGGTGAACTCGCCCACCGCCTCCGCTGATAGGGTGCTGATCCCGGATTTAATATCATAACTGGCCTTGATGAACTCGGCCTGAGTGGTGCCCGCCCACTGGTTTGAAAACTCTTTGGCTTTCTGGGTAATGGCGGCCACTTCGGCATCATTGAGGCCCAGCGATCCGATTTCACCCTGAGCGCTGCTGATCTCGCCCTGAGCATCCACCAGCTTTTTCACCCCGAACACCGCAGCACCTACGCCCACCGCATCCGTGGCGGCCTTGGCTTTAATGTTGCTGTTTCGGTCTTTAATCTGGCCGATCCGCTCTTGCTGCTTGGCGATTTTATCCAGCTGGCTTTGCTCTTTTTTCAGCTGCTCGTTATAGGCTTGGGTTTCTTTCTTGATCTTGCGGGTTGCTTCGTTGAGCTTATTGGTGGAAACGCCCGCCTCTGCCAGCTTACCCCGCAGCTTTTGCAGCTGATCGGTTTCACTCTGCTGCTGAGCTTTCAGCTTGCTGACCGCTGCCTGAGCCTTGTTAAACTCCGCTGTCATTTTACGGGTAGGCTTGGCCGCGTTCTGCATCTGCTGGCCCAAACGGTTAGCCTTGGTTTGGGCTTCGTCCAGTTCTTTACTGGTTTGAGCCGTGGCCGTTTTCAGCTTTCTAAAATGCTCAATGTCACTGCTTTGCTGGCCCAGCTGCTTGAGGCTATCTTGAGTGGCCTTGATTTTCTCCCCGGCCTTGGTGGTTTGGGTGGTGACTTTCTGAATGGGTGCGGTGATCTTGTCCACCATATCCATTACCAGACTGAGTTTTAATTTACTTTCAGCCATTGCCTGCCCTCGTTACAAACAAAAAAAGCCCCAGCGCCGCCACTCAATCAAGGGCACCGCTGGGGCGTAATCTGGTTAATCGTCATCGTCTGCCTTCTTATGGCGAGCAATGGCGATCTTGTGCCAGCGCATCAGCTCAGGGAGCAACATGCTGGCCGTGGTGTTAGCGTCCCAACCTTGAAACACGATGAACAGATCCGCTTCGACCTCCATCACGTCTTTAGGCGGGGTTATTCCATGAAAAAACTGACCACCTTGTTTTGCACGGCCACCAAGTCTTTAGGGCTGAGCATGTCAAACAGGTTGGCATCAAGGTTTGAGATTCGAGGCACCAAGGTGCGGTGGGTGTTAATGTCCATACGCAACACGCCAAACATTTCCAGACCGCGCAAACTGCCTGTATCGGGTTCGCGGAACGTCACGGTTTTGATTTCGTTATCACCACGCTTGAGTGGCTTATTCAGTGTTAGTTCGTTGTCGTTAACTTGTTCAGTCATAATCTGTTTACCCACAGTTAAATTTGATTGCTGCATCGAGGACGGCCACAAAAAAAGCCCCTGCCGCTTTCACGGTCAGGGACTTGTGTGGGTACTCGTTGAGTTTTATTGCTTTCGTGCTTTCTGGCTGATTACTGCGCCAGTGCTTCACGCCATTTTTGGTTTCGGTCTTTGCCGTTCACGCGAAAAATGTTGTTCATCTTGTCGATGTGAATGATTTCTTTGTTGTCGATTTCCAGCGTGTAGACTTCCACGGCAATGGCAAATTTCATGGCCGCTTCTTCTTCCGGCTTGAACTCGCCACCGTGTTCCATCGACTTCCAGAAACCTTGCATTTTGACCGCCACGGCCATATCCCCGGCATCAGTGTCCACGTAGCCACGAACGATAAACTGATCATCACGGCTTTCACGGTTGCCCACCAGATCAATCACCTTGCTGACATAGTCGGCAATGGTCACTTCACAATCGAGCTTTTCCAGCTTGCCGATGTTGCGCTCAATGTCACCCGCTACACCTGCAAGCACCTGATCCACGGTCTTGGTGACAATCTTAGGCAGTGTCACCGTATTACATAAGCCAGCAAACGATTCATCTTTAAAGAATGCGTTAATGTCCACCAGCATTGAAGGTAGTTTTGCCACGGTTTCACTCCTTAGCTAAAAATGGCTTCGTTATAGCGATCCGTGATGTGCTGTCTGAACGTCATGCGCTCAGCCACATCATAAAAGCCCAGATCGTAATCCCAATACACCTGAGCGGTGCCGATGGCGGCCACGTTCAGTTCTTTATCCAGCCAGCATTCACCACCGCTGATCACTTCACGCGATACGAGGCGGCGCAATAGCGCATTCACTCGGCCTTTCACACCGTCCACATAGCCTTTGGTGACGTTGCGATCCAATAGCTCTTGGTGAGCGTAAAGAATCGAATCACCCACAATGTAGCGGATACGTTGGTGCGGGATCATGGTGCCATCCGCCAAGCGGTTGCCGTAGAAGAACCAGCCGCCTTGCTGCTGCACAATCACACACACGTTCTGGGCGTTGTATAGGTTGGCTTTTGAGGTTGTGGAACCAATAGCGTGATCAATCGGCTCACTGGTTCCAATGATGCCGCCAATCATCTTGCGGCTTGATGGGCTATGCCAGTAACCCTCAAGGTTATCCACGCGCACAATGTGGCCCGCCACAAAGGCACTGGCTTTGCGCGTGACCGGGTTGCCGTCACTGCCCAGCTTTTTAATGCCACAGTTAACAAACAGGGTTGGCCCGTAGGTCTTAACCTCAGCCACTACGCTGCTAAAGCCGTTTTCACTGCCGTCCACAATGGCAATGGCATTGAGTTTGATGGCTACGCTTTCCAGCTCAGCACCCACGCCCGTTTTGTGGCTGTACTCTGGGGCAATCAGTAAGCGAGGGCGGATACCCAAGACACTTTCAGCAAACAGCAAGCCTTTGAGGCCGCCATAGGTGTTTGTGTCGTTGTCGAGCTGGCCCACTACGTTTGCCACCTCTTGGGCTTCGTCTGCATCTTCGGACACGCGGATCACGATAACCACCGCAGCGCCGTGATCATAAATGTCCTGTAATGCCGTTTTCAGGGTGCCCGTGGTGCCAGCCTTGGCGATCTGGCTTTCACTGTTAATCAGCACCGGGGTGTTCAAAGGGAAAACCGTGGCATCGGCATCATCTGCCGTGCCCACTAAGCCAATGGTTGAGGCGGAAAGCACCTCAATAGGGCGGTTCATGTTTTCGAGATAAATCATCTCTACGCCATGCAAATAATCTGCGGCCATGTATCAGCTCCAAATCTTGTGTAAAAGAAAAGCCCCAGCGCATGGCGCTAGGGCTTCGGGTGAATTTCAGGCACAAAAAAACCGCTTTCGCGGCGTTCGTGCTTTCTTACTTTCGTGCTAGTTAGCTTTCGGACGGTAACGGATAACGGGCCTTGATTTCTGCAACCTTGCTCATCCAGACTTCTTTATAACTGTCTGATTCTTGATTTCCGCTTTCAAGCTCGTATTGCCATTCGATATAGAGTGGATCAGATTCGCGTTTATACGCTTGCTGTCGCAGCTCTACATTTTGCTTTGACTCGTATTCTTGCTGAGATAGTACCGAATCGATTTGCTCTGTGTTCATGCCGATATTGAGCATAAACTCGCGGTTCGTGTCCGTGTACGTTTTGCCTTTAAAGATGTAGCTAAACATTTCGCCTCCGGAATGGCTCGTTGAATAACGCTAGTTTTAGATTGTGTGAGTTGGCATGTGACGCATGACCAAGCCACGATTGAATATTTTGATTGATTTCAGGAATTCCGATTTCACCGATTTCGTACTGCTTTCTGAGTCTCTTTAGCTTGCTCTTTATGCGCTTGACACTGCACTTTCTGAGTAATCTATGGCTTGAATAAATTCGATACCCAAGAAAATCTAAGGCTCTGCCATTTTGCTTTGCAATCGGGAAAACCTGTGTCTTGCTGTTTGTTTTAAGTCTGAGCATCGACCAAAGGAACGCTTCGATTTCTCGCCGCCACTTATGAAGCTGCGCTTTGTCATCGTGGATGATAGTGAAGTCATCCATGTATCTGACGTAGTGCTTAGCTTTCAGCGTGTGCTTGGCAAATCTATCCATCTCATGCAGATAGACATTGGCGAAAATCTGGCTCGTTAAGTTGCCAAGCGGGATTCCTACGCCCAGCGCATCGCACGGGCTGTTATCTATAATGTAATAAAGCAAGGCAAGCGTTCGGTTACAGCGTATTTTTGCCGCGAGTAGCGACTTCAAAATATGATGATCGATACTTGAAAAATAGCGGCTAATATCTGCTTTCAGCGCATACGCTTTGCCGCTTTTGCTTTCTACCTTTCTGATAAACGCTTGAGTTCTGTCTGCGCCCCTATGCGTTCCTTTGTTTCGCCTACATGCGTAAGAGTCATAAATGTACGTCTTATCAAAAAGCGGCTCTATAACGTTATATATCGCCCTGTGAACCACTCTATCTCTAAAGTGAGGGGCAGATATTAAGCGGCGCTTTGGCTCAAACACATAAAAGTGATGATAGGGAGACATGCGATACATGCCCCACATCAGTTCGTTTTGTATCTGAATAATGTTTTCTTCTAAGTTGTTGAAGAAAGCGAGAGTCGCTGTCGATTTTGTTTTGCC